GTGAAAGACCTCGACGCGCTTCAGGTGAAGTTGCGTGCCATTATGAGCAAGGGCGGTTTGAGACCTGCGATGCGAGCAGAAGCTGCGCATATAGCGCAGCATACAGAACAAGAAGTGAGCTATATCGCCGTGCCTTTGGTGGGTATGGGTCAAGCATAAATTAAGTTCACCCTAATAATAACAATCAAAAAACAAGAGACAATGGCAAGACAGAAAAAGACCATTATCACCGGCGTGACCCGTGAGGCCGCTGATGAAGCCTTCGCAACCTATGCGAAGAGTGACGCACAGATTCAGAAAATCAATGCAGAGATAGAACTGCAGTGCGCCAAGATCCGTGAGAAGTACGCCGACAAGTTGGCCACCCTGGGCGCTGAGAAGGACAAAGCTTTTGACGTGCTCCAGAGCTTCGCCACCGAGAATCAGGCAGAGTTGTTCACCAAGAAGAAGAGCCTCGACATGGCTCACGGCACCATCGGCTTCCGCACCGGCACACCGAAGTTGAAGACCCTGAAAGGCTTCACCTGGGCGAGTGCGCTGCAGTTGGCGAAGAAGTTCCTGCCCATGACCTACATCCGCCAGACGGAGGAGATTGCGAAGGACAAGCTGCTGGCCGACCGTGACCTGAAAGAAGTTGCAGTATATGACACCCCGACGGGCGATTCCCGTGAGGTCACTATGCGCGAGGCTATGGCAGCCTGTGGTATCCAGGTGACTCAGGACGAGACCTTCTATGTAGAGCCCAAGAAAGAGGAGACCACCGTATGATCAAGGAAGTGACCAAACCGGAGAAAGTTGCCTTGTGCCGTGAATGCCACGGCACGGGCAAGGTCACTAAGTTGGGCTTTATTCCCGAGCAGAGCTCGCCTACCCGTAGCCTTTCGAGGAAATGCCCTAACTGTGACGGCAGCGGCAGAGTGCTTGTGAGTTGCGAAATGAAACTCCACATCCGCCCGTATAAAGAAAGTAAGTAACCCCGATATGTCTAATCAAGCTGCATGGGAATCAAGGCGCGAAAAGGAAAAAGTTATGCGAAACGAGTAGCCGACATCAATCAGATTTACGACACCTACGTCAGAACCGGCCTCCCGAACAGGGAGATATGGAAGCGTTACGTATATCCGAAATACGGCATTTGTGAGCGCACCTTTTATAATCTGCTGAAGGCATCGTCCAATCCTCAATTTGAGGAGCGGGCGGCGCTTTCAGCAGAGGGCTTTTTGTTCCCTGAGCTATTATACCCCGAAGATGAAGTCAGAGACCCAGGCTATTTTAAGAAGAATCCTTAGGAATTATGGCTGCGATAGTAATTCCCGAGCATAGCTCGCCTACCCGTAGCCTTTCGCAGCATACAAAACAAGAAGAACATGAGAAAAGAAGTATATCAGATGCTCTGTGAGCGGCTGAAGACAGTAGGCGGCGGAGCGATCAAGCACATTGACTTGTGGAACCACAACGTGGAGTTCATCGAGCAGGAAGAGAATTGGGAGCGTCCGGCGGTGTTCGTGGAGTTCCAGCCCATCCAGTGGAACGCCATCCAGCCGGGGGTGGAGTACCGTGCCGAGCCGTTTGTGAGCCTGCACGTTGTTACAGACTGGCAAGGGAGCAGCGCGGCGGGGAGTGCCTTCATGGAGGAGAGCCTTTCGGTGTTTGACCTGCTGGAGGAGATTCACAAGGCTTTGTCGTGCATGGAGGGCGAGACGTTTCTGGAGTTTGACCTTGTGGGCAGCAGCACCAACCACAACCATGACGAGATTATTGAGAACATCGAGACTTACCAATGCGTAGCGATCAAGTCGCTGCGATAAAATCGCAGCATACGTGACATGAAACAAGAATTGTATATCAAGGGTGAGGTGGTGAGTTATACGTTGCAGACAAAGAACATCACGGCAGTGCTTGGTAAGGCGTACATCTACAAGGTTCCGACCCCTGAGGATGTTCTGCGCATTGTGTATCGTGGTTTGCTGCGTACTTGCGGTCTGACCTCAGAGGAGTTTGTGAGTGGTTTCAACAGTGGAACGGTGTGGATGAGTAAGAAGAAAGGTCAATATACTTTGTGGATGATCTACGGGCTTTTGCGTGGTAGGATCAATGAGATTAACAAGGAATATAGTAAAAAGTAGCGATATGGAAGTATTCAAGAGTTTCAGGCTATTCGGTCTTTATTTCTATGTGTCGAGCATCAGGATGAAACGCCGTCGGACGAAAGACGAGAAGATGCGTAATCATCGCAAAACGCTTCAAAAGAAGAAACTGCTGCTTTATAAGCAACAGGACGGCTGTTGCGAGATGTGCGGCAGGCACTTTGGTACAGAGGCGTTGGAGATACATCACCTGGTTGGCATCAGTGAGAACCCCGGACTGGCATTGGTGACGAGGAACCTGGTGTTGCTTTGCCATGAGTGTCATGTGAAGGTTCATCGGCGTTGTGATGGGGTTGATGTGGCTGATGGGCGAGATGGGTTATCGTGAGATGAAGAAATCCGCAACTTTGGTTTGAAGTTGCGGATTTCTTATTTTTGTTTGATTTCGAAGTCGATGGCTTGTTCGATGTAATCTGTGATGTTTTCCTCGATGATGTTGCGGACAGCTTGCTCCACCTCTGGGGACGTGCCGAGGAATCGTCGGCGCGGTATACGGATGGTTGAGCCGACGGGCTTCATGGAAAGTGCGCACCAGAACTCGGCTTCGGGTGTGAGCGTGGCTGTGTGCATCCATGCGTAGAACTGTCGGTCGCTGATAGTTTTTTGTTTTTTAGGAGTCGTGCCGTTTGTTTTCTTTCTTCCGAAAGTTCCTGCAGCCTCGTATGCCTTTGCTCTGAAGAATCGTTTCATTCGCTGTGTGACGATGATTTCTCCTCCGTCGTTGTGAATGGCTGCGTAAGGCAGGTCGGTGTAGAAGATGACGGAGTTGCTGGTTGTTCGGCTGTGTATGCTTTTCCTGAGTTGTCCCGTGTCTGTGAGAATGGCCCTGCCTTTGTCCCTGATGGGTGACTTTCGTCGCTGCCATTTTTCGGAGAAGAACGCCTGTCGTTCGAAGTTCTGGTCGAACTCGTCGGTGAGCTCCACCTGTATGTCTCGGAGGATGTTTCTGATGATTTTCTGTATGTTTTCGGGCATCATGTTGTATCTTTGCGGGAAAAAGGCTTATGTATATAGAATACTCTACAGATTCGGACGAAGTTCTTCTGCAGCTAATAGAACTGCGAGACGAGTTGAACACGAAACTATCAGCTCTACTCCGTCACTACACGGGTATATCCTCCACTCTACTTGCTCTTCTAACTGTTTTTGGCGATATAGGCGGGTTGTCGCTTGCAGGACGAATCCTTCTTTTATTGAGTATGACGTGTCTGCTTGCTTGTGTTGTGTCTGGAGTGTGGTGTTGTATGGCCATTCATCGAGTACTCGAAAAAACTTTGGGAACAATGATCGATAGACTTCGATCAGGCGATTCCGATGCCTCAGGAGTGACACCTGTCCGGTCAGGCTTCTCATTCTTTGCAAGATTCTGCCCATGTATGTTGTGCCTGGGCGTTCTATTCTTATGGATGAGTGGTATTTCAATATTATTTTTTTAGAGTCTTCTTTCATTATTTTTATAGCTTTGCAGTAGGCGATCCGCCGCTTTCTGTGTTCTTTTTTATCTTTTCTTGTCATTTTATTTGGTGTTTAGAATAAAAGTTGTATCTTTGCAGCAACGATTCCGTAGCTAATGACTACCGATTCGTTGCAGAATGAGGAATGAGCAATCATTCCTCAAACTTTTTTATAGAACAATCTAATGCCAGAATCATCATTTATCCAGATTTCATCTATTATCTGTCCCTCTTTTACTCGTTGGTTTATATTACGCTTCATATATGCATCAGTTAGATTTGGTCTGTCTATTATGATGCGGCTTGATTGCCTTAGACCATGATTTAGCATATTGGAAAATGCACGTTTAGGTTTGTCAGATACAAACCCTTCATGCTCATACCATACACCGTTGATGCAGAGGTCTGGACATTTGCCTTCGTACTTAGTTCCGACAAGAGAACCATAGACACACTCGTACTGGAACTTTGGTGGACGAGACATTTTGGGTGTGAGTATCACCTCAGCCCCTTGTTCCCTTGCGAAGGAAGTGGCAATATCATTTAGCTTGTTGAAATCGCTATCATTGCGATTTATCAGTGTGTGGATGGTAACAGTTCCATTCCCCTCTTGCCGTTTCTCGCCGATTTGCTCAAAACGTCCGTGCAATAGCCGACACGCAGCACATAGCTCGTTCTCTGGAATGAATGGGCGTGATAGGCTTAATGGGCTGCCTGCACCGTTCCCTTTAGCAATATCGCAGTCCCGGCACCGCTTGATAGTGTACGGGTTGTAGTCAGGAATAGTCTTTTGCTCTATGCCAGGATTGAAGTGGAAGATGCCCTTTGTGTCCTTACCCGTCGCCTCCTCACCAAGTGCCATTGCCTCGTCGTGTGGTGTCACGGGGTACTTTGACTTTCGCACTTGCACGACGGTGCAGCGGCAGTTCCAGCCGTTGGGTGGGTAATACTCCTGCCAGAACGGGTCAGACATCGGGAGCGTGACGCGGTCGAGTGCGGCGTGTTCCGGACGCACACGGTCGTCGTGGGCGGTGCGGTACTGCAGATTGTATCGGTCGCCGTCCTGCATGAAGCCCTCCCATTTGGCAGCCATGTCAGCCGAAGCCTGGCAGAAGTTATATTCCGCACGGAGGTAGTTCTGGTTGTAGGTACGGTCTATCCTCTGAACATCATTCAAAAACTGTTCGAATGGCTTTCTGTTGCCGTTCTCGTCGATGAGAGAAGGGAATGCCTCATTGAGTTCGTGGAACGTCTTCATGCCTGAGAAGATGTAGTTCGACCGCTGAAGCCGCTGGCGCATGGCATCCGACATAGGTACTTGCTGGAAGGAGGAGTTGAGCGCGTCGGCATGTGCGTTGATGAAGTCCTGTGCTGGTTGTTCTGTGAGGATGTCGATTCGCAGGTTTGCTCCCTGCTCTTGGAAGAGTGCGTGCATCATGCTGTTGAAAAGGTGCGAGAGTTCCTGGCGGATTTCTTCTTTGATGTCATGGGCAAGATGGGCTTGATGGGATGAATGGGCGAGGAGTTTTGCGTAGCGTTGGTGTAGCCCCTCATAGTCGGAGGGGCTCAGTCGAAAAAAGGGCGCGCATTGGCTTCGCCTTCAACCGGCTGCACTCGGCCATTCAAGCGAGCTTGATGGCTCTCGCTGGCACGATTGTTTTGTTGCTGTCGCGTCTTTTTGTCCGGCTTGGGCGTTTTATTGCCTTTGGGGTCTTCATCGTCTTGTGGCGGCTCTGGTGGCGCGACAGGCGGCAGCATCTGCCTACGCTCCCCTACAGGCATGTTGTATTTCTCCTGGAAGTAGGCAGGGTCCACCTCGTAGTTGTTGAGCACGAGCTGCTCGTATGCCACCTGCTGCTCCGGCGTATAGTCCACGGAGTAGTCCCAGTCAAAGTGGATTCCACGGAGGGGGAAGCCGTGGCGGATCATGTGCGGGAGGAGTTGGTTGTTCACCATGTCACGGATGGTGTCGCAGTCTGCCTCGATGAGGTTCTGGAAGACTTCAAGGTGCGTTTCAGACTGTGAGAGGCTGGAGCCGTCCTCGATGGTCATGGTCTGTCCGATGATGAGTTTGGATAGTTCGGAGTTGGCCCGCTCGATGCGCTTGTCATAGACATTGAAGGCATCGCCCTTGGTGGATTCTACCACCTCTATTTCGGTGCCTTGCTGGAATATGCCCCATCCCTCGGTACCCATGTCGGCCATCATGCGTTCCATCTTGGCGAGTTCCTTGTCATCGCGTGTGGTGGTGCGTGCAATGCGCATGGGCATCCCGAATATCTCGGCAAAGGTGTCCCAGAACGCCAGGGCGTTTTTCTTCGGGATGGTCTGTGTTGCGGCTTTGAGGTAAAGCCC